CGTTATTAAACGTTTATATTTGAACATCACTATAGTAAATGAAAACCAATAGTTATGCTTCGATAAAAAACCCAGTGGTTAAATAGTGGTTAAATATAAATAAAAAAAGAAGGCACACGCCTTCTTTTATAATCGCATTGGAAATTATCCAATGAACTGAGCGTACAACTCTAAAAAGAGAAGTTACAACTCGATAAGTGATGTCTATATTTACTTGATTTTCATACTTGATATGAAGTTCATTTAGTGAAAGCATTTGAACTTCTTTTATTAAGCTTTTAAAAAATCATTAGACACTTTACTTCTTGTATTGCTTATTATGCTATGTTTGCTAATCCATTTTACCTCATTTTTCGCCATTCAGCCATCGCATACTCTGCCCGGGTCAAATGTCTATCCGGGGCAAAACAGCCATCTTCATATCCTGACATTCTTCCACTATCAACCATCCATTTGATAGCCTCTTCAGCCCAATGTCCAGTAATATCATCGTGGAACTGAATATAATAATGCAGTCCAGCTTGATCATTAAAGTCTTTGCCCACAATAATACCAGGCACATGCAAGGGCCAATATATTTTATAGTCATTCTCAACCAATTTAACACCATCAAGTCCCCAATGCTCATATAAGTTCTGGCCATACTTTTGTTTATAGCCACTCTCTAAATATAACGTCGTAGTTTTATAAGGCCCGCCAAATAATCTATTAGTCCACATGCGATATAATGCGTCTTTATCCGATTGATGTTCTCCTCTTTCTATCGAAAGCAACGTAAAGCTATTGACACGGTCTTTGATTACACTTAAATGTAAATGAGGGCCTGTAGAAAAACCAGAAGTAGAAGGTCCGTAATCAGCGATATGGTCTCCCAAGAAAACCATATCACCAACATCTTTATACGTTCTGTTTAAGTGAACCCATTTTGAAGTATGCATCTATTTAATACACCACCTTTGCACCTGTAGTAGAACCGTCACTATCACTATACCACGTCACAAATGCCCCTGAATTTTCAGTCACAAAACGTATAGGCACCATAAATCTACCATTAATAATTTGCGCTGGCGCTTCCATAACAGTAGCTTCTCCATTGATATAAATCGTGTGGTTATTAACCTGCAAAAGGATTTCAGCTTCAGTGGGTTGCAATGTTACAAAGCCTGCACCAAAAATCTTATCGACACCCTCTATTCCCAAGTCCTTGCTATTAAATTTAGTTAACTCATATCGAAGCTGCTCTGGTATTGCTTTTTTATAAATACGTTCGTACTTATCTGATAGCAAAACCATATCGCCTGCAACGTATGGTGTACTCATGGAGGTGCCACTCATCTTGACATATCCACCCGTATGACAAGCAGATAAGACATCCACTCCGATGGAGCATACATCTACGTGATCACCTTTCGTCGTAAAATAGGCCTGCTTCTTCTCAATATCTATTGCGCCAACACATATCACCTCATCGAGTCCTGCAGGGTATCTCATCTCTTCTTTTGACGTATTGCCGGCTGAACATACCACAGATATACCTGCATTAACCAAATTGCTTACAGCCATTCTAAGGCTGTTTAATTGTGTAGTCGTTAAAGAAGGAAATGACAAACTCATTGAAACTAATGTTAATCTTCGACCAGTGATAGGGTGTTTCCACAACAAACAGTACTTTAGCCCTTCAATCACTTGTTCAGGTGTGCCATTCCCTACTGCATCCAAAACTTTGACCGGGACCACTTCAGCTAAAGGCGCCTTGCCAACTGTAGCACCCACTATAGTCCCGGCACAATGCGTACCGTGTCCGTGATGATCCGTTGTCTTATTTGGATCCCCATTATAATCCTTTGTAAAATTGCGACCTTCAAGTAATCTATCGCCAAATTCCTGATGAGGACTAATCCCGGTATCCACTACTGCCACAACCTGTCCTCTGCCTTTAAATCCTTGCGACCAAAATGCTTTTCTACCACTTAAATTCAAAAATTGTAAATCTCGTTCAGTTGGTTGATTAACCAATGTGTCCATCAATAGTCTTTCTGAATCAATTAAATTCTGCATATGCTTCCTCCTCATAAAAAAAGTAGGTGTCATATTGATCACCTACTTTGTATCGTTAATATTTGAATTTTCTTGACCTAATTTATCCTTTGCTTGCTTGAGTATTGCCTTTAAAAAAGGCGGCAGGTCTATTCCTGTTTTTTCGGCATTTTCAGCTATACTAAGAAGCTCCATCACGATATAAAAATATATCGTGGTCTCTCTAATATATGTCATACTCAAAACACAATCAGCCTGATAAGCTAAAGAAACAATAATAAATATGGTTACCTTCTTAATAATTCCTTTATAGCCTATAGCACTTGATAATTGTCCAAGATAAGCTCCAGATAACATTCCTGTAATAAAATCTACAACGACTACGATGATTAAAATCCTTAACGCCATATCCCAGCCCCCTAATAAAGTTGATGTCATAAAACTCAAAAATAAAACAAACGACTTAAATAAGCCGTCTCCTGTTCCTGTTGCTATCATGCTCTCTAATTTTTCTCTCATACATGTCTCCTTTGTTTTTATTATTTTAAGGGTGCTAACCCTTTAAATTTTTACCCATTTTCCAAGTGGCTCTATAAATACATAAACAGAACGACCAGTTGTAAAAGCATCTAACATATTAGACCCCGCAGTAATACTTCCGATATAAGAAGAAGTCAGCGTAAAAACTACAATCTGTCCATGATATCCGTCCTCAATCTCTAATGTTAGCGCATTGCTGACATTATAAGTCACATTGTATACAGAATAATCAGCGCTTAATGTCCATGTACCGCCTGTAGCGCGCGAGCCTGTAAATGTATCTTGAGGATATTCAGGCAATGCGTCCAATTTAGCCTTATCATCACTACTCATAAAACCTGCAACAGAAGTGGTTGCTAAGGCATGAGCCTCAGCACCACTCCCAACATGTTCATCTACAGACTCATTTAGAGTCGTTAGGTCCTCATTAACTGCGCTAATATCTATTTCCAAAGTTTCAATCCCAGTTTCAATATGATTCAATTTCTCTGCATTTAAAAAAGTCCCCGCTTCAGTTATCGTGCCTGGACTTGGACTAATGGTATAAGTCCCATCGCCATTATCTGTTAAAACATATCTATTAGGATGCTCTACCACTCTATCTAACCAACTCGTTTTTATATATGCCATTCATTATCCTCCTTGAGGCAAGTTCATCGTTTGTCCGCAATTCAATGTTCCCGTATAAACAAATGAATCCACCATGTTTTCCAAAATCGTATTCAAATTCAATAGATTCTGTTCTAGGCTATTGGCATCCTGCCAATCAAGACTGTTCCAATATCGTATATCTGGGCTATCAGGCATCTTGTGATAGACATCAATCAATTCATTGATGTTATCCCTGATTCGATTGATTTGATTCAAATTAGGAAAGTCTGTTTTTGTCCAATCTGTTTTTGTCACTAAGCTTATCTGATAGCCATATGAAAATAACTGCTCAGCAATATACGAGCAGTTACTCTCAATTCTATTAAGCATATCATCATTCAAATAGCCTTTATTGTACATTGTTCTATTAGTGACAGGTTCATCCCACATATTCATCATCTCCAACCATACTTTTCATCAATACATCTATCATATTTTCTTGTTCCGCATTTTCGTTTATGAGCTTAATTATAATTTCATCTTTTATTTTAATAATTTCATCCTGGGCTCTTATTTGCTCAACCAATTCAAAATAAATTTTAATTTCCATGCTTATTTCATCAAAGGATATTTAAATCCTGTGATTTGCTCGTATTCTGTTTTAGTGATCGCCTTATCTACAACATTGAAAACCTTTTGAACACTCCAAAACCCCTTATCGTAATAATATTTAACTTTTTCAAACATCGCAATTCACTCCTGTCATAATTGATATGTAATCTACATCAGCTTTAGTTTGCTCTGCAAATTCAATAGTTGTTAAAAATCTCATATCACAACTAAACTCAATTCTGGTATTGTTTTCTTCATCTGTTACGGTGTTTTCAATTATATTTTTTCTTTGTATGACATTGCCAGGAGTTGTTTCAAAGTCAAATTCACGCGGTCTTATACTGCTTGTTTCCTTTTGCCATTCCTTCAAGTTTCATCATCCTTTCTTTTTTTTGATGTTTTGAAATTAGCTTTTTAAGCGTTTTAATTTTTATATGCGGCTTAATATATTCAAGATAAATATTATAAGCATCAGTATGCCAAATCCAGCCCAGATAACTCATCATAGAGTTAGCATCGTGCCATGTAACCTTGCCTTTTTTCTTAATTCTATTTATTTTTCTGGTAATTCTAAGAAGTATGCTTTTTCTTAAAGTCGTTTTATCTCTTCCAAACACAAATCCCATAAAATCAAGCAATCTTCCTTTTATTTTTCCAACTTTATCCGTGTATTTAAATCTAAAAATTTGCCAATTTTTTTTTAGGATAAGCCCTAATTTTTCTTTTAAAAATACACCTAACCTCGAAACCGCAAGATGAAGCTCTTTTTTGTTTCTTCCAAAAATTACGATATCATCAATATATCTAATCATATGTTCAACACCAGGCTTAAATTTAGGTACATTTATATTCTTAGTACCTTTTCTTGTCATTTTGGCGATATAATTTTTTCTCTTCTCTTCAACCAAGTCTTTAAAAACCTCTTGTTTTAAGAAGTAATCTACAATCTGTAATATAAAATTTCCAAACCAATGGGATGTTACAAACCCCAAGACCAAACCAGTACGATATAAGCTTAAGAATTTAAAAACTATTATTAGAAATTCTTTATCCTTAATCTTATTTTTTAATAGTTTTTTTAATAATCTCACCGAAACTGAATCAAAGAATTTTCTGATATCTAATTTTGCTATATATTTTACACTTGCTGGGTCATCTTTAATCCACTTTTCAATATGCTTTTTTCCATAATGTGCGCCTCTGCCAGGGATGCATCCGCAAGAATATTCATACATACCATCAGTGATTATGCCTGTCATGTTTTCAGGTATGCCTTTATCGTCAATTTTTAGATTCTTAGTCAATACCCTTACTATCCCATGGTGCATTATTTGATCTGGGAAAAATTTTGGTTTTACAATTTCTCTTTCTTTTCGGGTTATTCCGTCTCGTATTGGTGTCTTAGCTCTACGTTTTAATTCAAAGCCATTTATATACATATCATATATTCTATTGATGGTATTTTCCATTTCAGGCGTTTTTTCACTTTTTGTGTCAATTTGAGATAAGTCTCCAGCGTATTTTATTACGTGTTTTTTATCTCTTTTTCCCTTCGAGGCATTCAAGATATCTTGCCTTATGCCTTCTTTGTCGATTAATATTTCAAATAAATGACTATAACTTTTCATATTTAATGGGTTTCCTTTCTCTTACCTCTGGGCTCTTCGACACGCCATACGACTGTCCTATAGAGGATGCTACCAAGCCCGCCCATATCGGTTTATTATTTCCACTGGGTAGCAGTATTTCAACTGCCTGTGGTGTAGGAAAGAAATGTGCATTTGTTTAAGTTAGAGAGAAGTGAGCAGAGCCGATGTTCCAATTCGCATTAGTCGCCGAGTTGTTCAAGTTCACGTAAGAAGCCCCAGAGTACAACCCGTTGTTGCAATTACCGCCGACACGCGAAACACCGACTGCCAAAGCGCACATCTTTTCCCCTAAATATATTTTAATTAAATTAGTTTGCTAAAAAAATAATTGGGGTTAGCCACCCCAAACCCCGCTAAAGAATGGGATGTTCACAGAAAGGAGCAGAGCCGATGTACCAACCCGCAGCAGTCGCCGAGCCGCCCAAGTTCACGTAAGAAGCCCCAGAACACAACCCGTTGTTGCAATAACCGCCGACACGCGAAACACCGACTGCCAAAGCATCGTCTGAATACACATAATCACACTCATATGTTGCAGTCGTCGCTCCGCCAAGCTCTGGAACTCTTCCCCAGTCAGTACATTTAGAACTTTTTATATAATCCGTAACCCTGTTTCCAGGACAAACAACTCCTGTATCTATATATCCAACGCCTGTAAAATTATATGGCGGAGTAGGTTTTACCCAGTGCTTTCCATACAATGCTAGCCAACCAAGTATTCTCAAAAATTGATCAGCCCAAGAAACTTCACTGTGAAATACCTTGCAAGCGTGGGTACCGTCGTCATAGCCAAAAAATTGACCTTTATCGTTTATTTGCCCAGTTTGCAATACACCCATAGTAGGAGTTAAACTAGCATTATAACCGCTATCATTGCCTCTTCCGAACGCTATTTGTTCATTGGTGGATTTGCCTATAAGTCTTAATAAATCGTTTCTGAATTGCCATTTTGACATACTAGGTGCATCCCATAAAGCTCCGTTATTTTTTGCGTAATCTCTCTCTTGTTGAGCCGTTTTACTGTGCATTGGCTGCAATCCTGATAAAGAGCGCAATTTATTATTCGCATCGAGAGCGCCTCTAAACATAGGAAACCAAAAATAATTCATCACCGAACCATCTTCACGCTGGTGAGCATAAGCTTTATAATTGGAATCATATTGCTCCTTACAAAATATTACATATTCCCATTCTGTTGTTTGATATCTGTGTACATACATCAACGGCATTTTCGCCATAGCATTTCCCGTGTAGTCAACATTTGCTACATCCGATGCGGTAACACCATCAATTTTAAAGGCATAATTATCAGGGTCTAATCTATAATCTTCCGTTCCGTCAAATTTTACCATAGCAGGATAATTGTCAGTCATAAAGTCTAAATTTGCCCAGTCTCCATAGTCAAAAGTACCGCTAACATAATCCATTTTAGCCGGTGTCATCCCAACTGCATCATAAAGATAATCAACTCTTGTTTGAGGGTTACTGTCGTTTTTATTTATTCGGTACCCGTATCGCTTTATGTTGTTCCATTTGTTTGCTAAATCAGTTATTTGTGACTTATTTTTATTTATTTTCGACAATAAAGACATATCGTCCATTCGTTACACCTCCCACCAGTTATCACCAGTTATTGGATTTGTATTTATGTCATAAATATATGTGTTTCCTGTGTTTACTTCGTAAAAAGTACTACCATAGCCTAAATTTGTTTGTGGTTTTTCGTCTGTGGAAAGCCCCTGAAAAACTTTAATGCCTATACCCACTGTAGATTCAAATTTTACTAAAGTTACTGCCATATTTTCTCTCCTTCCCTATTATAAAATTATCCCTGTTATTGTCATCTCGGCAATGAAGCCACCAGTTAGATTAATATCGAGTTTCTCGATGTATCCTTCTATTTGCTGATTATACAAGCTATCCAAAGTAATCAGATCCCCGCATTTCTCATTAATCAGCAAAATAATTCCATCGTCCTGGTGCCTCAGTTGGTAATAGTCATATATTTTTTGCGCTAAAGATTGCGCATTGCTTTCGGATATCAAGGTGCCTTTCTTTACCGACACGATTTTTATCTTCTCACCGGCTGGTATACTTGGGTTATAGACCCCGAAAGTCCTTGTGTTGTCGTTGTACCTTTTGCCCTGGAGAACTACATTTCCTGCTGTTACCACATTCAGCACAGCATGATTGGTACCACTCGAAAGGATAGTAGCCCCTGTCACATTTAATGAATGAGCCGGCTCGTTGAACAAAACTTCGTGCGTTCCAATGCCAAGTGTCCCATCAAACAGCGAGAGGGTGACAGTTGATGCGACATACTGATGAGACATAACTTCGACTCCGGTAATCAAAGGCTTTAACTTGACCTTGTGACCATAAACCTTTCTATTGTATGAAACAGTGCCTGAATTGACCACTGGAGTTGTTCTGATAGATATCTTATCCGACCTGCTACAATCAACTATTGCACCGATTGCGAAAGCAACCTGCTGCAAAGCCTCCCGATGGGTGCAGATTGGTATATAACCACTTAATGTAAAAGATTCGAGACTTTCATCCAATTCATACTCAGCATTGGCGCTAAGCATTATCTGACTCACTATGCTATCAACTGTTTCATTTGTAAAGATTCCACCTTTGAAAGTGGTTCCATCTATAACACCTATCAGATCGATAGCCTTCATTGTGATGGTGCTGTCATTGTCATTTAACCAATCATCAAGATAAAAAGTCCCCATGTTTTTCTTTGTTCCATCAAGATTTATATAGGCGGTCAAAGGCTGTCTTTGTTGCAGTAATGAATAGATGCCAGAGGGATTCATGACAGAAAACTCGGTATCATTTGAATGCAACGACAGGTCCAGGGTATTGATCCTAATCTCAGAACTCAACAAATCTACTTCTTCCAACACATTTACTGAAATCAAATCACTGCTGTCGAATATTTTGATTTGGCCAAACTCTATCTGTGTCAGCTTTAAGTATCTGAAAGGTTTATTGGTAGCGTTGAATGCAATGACAACTTTCCGATAATTATCAACTATGTTCTCCGCAAAGTAAACGGATCCGTCCGGGATGAAGCTTTTATCATCCAATAAGTTCTCAGAGCTATCATACCATTTCACATTCAAGCTAGAGCTGTTGTCATTTGTCGGTTCATGAAACACAAAAGTCAATCCGATACTGCTATGGTTTTCCGTAAAGGACACTTCCAGGATCACAGGCGAATTGAAATCACCATTTAAGTCACTGAGTGACTGAGACCAAAATCCGAACTCATCATCTGTTAAATCTTCAGGCAGTAGAATGAATGTTCCATCGAGCAAAAAATAATCCTTCTCCAGGGTGCCATACTTGATTGGGACAATGTCAAGCTTCTTTAAATCGGCCAAATCAGAGAAGCTCTGTTTATCCGTCGAGACAAACGTCGCATCATCCTTTGCTGTCACATCTATAATCTTGAATGATATCGCTGTGTTAGTTTTCATATCTTCAACTCCTGGAAGGCGTCTTAGCTATGAATTTTATTTGAAGATTGCCCCAATGATTGGCACCCTCTTCATCTATTTTCAGCAGCTCATCCGTTACACCTGATATGTATGCCTGAAAGGTAAAGGATCCTACGGTCCCAGGAACAACCACTGTATGAAACTCTACAGGCTCAGTCACCTTATCATAAAGTCTTGCATATTCCGTTAGCTTTAAATGTAGTCTTGGGAATGTCATCGTATAGTTGTAATACACCCCTATAATCTCCCGGTTTAAATCCCCATTTTCAGTTCGGTTTGCATATTTATCAAGAACTGGCGCTTCTCTTCTGATACTCACAACACCTATGTCATAATTTTCTCCGTCAATACTAAATACTTGTGTTGCCTGCATATTATATCACCCCCTCAATCAGGTTATTTCCAACGCGTCTATTCTCAGTATCTATATAGGGTTTAAGTAATCTGATAAGCTGCCCCATGTTTCCAGCAAAGTTGATGGTCACATCCTGTTTCCCGGATAAACCTTCTAGCTCTTCTTTAATAATCTGACGTATTAATCCTTCAGGTGCTTCAATGTTTCTGCCTGACTTCTGATCTCCGAGTATGGCCATAAACTCACTGTTTGGCGGTATGACTGCTCCTGTGGCTAAAGCTGGTATTGCAGCAAGTGCTGGTAGCGCTGGCAATAAAGAGCCACCTGATAAAACCAAGGCCCCCAAAGCAAGACCACCAACAACACCTATCGTTATAGTAGGTTTCAACCAACTTTCATTTGCATTAAACCAGCTAGAAACCTTCTCCCCTGTACTCTTCATAAAATCAACAAAATTCGACCATGCGGTTTTTAATCCACTTGTCAATGTTTCAACAATACCTCTAGCTGTTTCTCCAGTTATAGAAACAACACCATTTCCCCATGCGGCGAAATTCTGGCTTGTTGAATTGATCCATTCAGAAATATTCTTGTGGGTCGTGCTTAGAAAGCTGTTTGTGTTCTTTATGCCATTTAGAGCCATCAGATAAATCGCACCGGTTACATTGGACGCGAATTGTCCAACGTTTTGTGAAGCTTTTTCTTTCCAGTCATTAAAATTCTCGCTGATGGTTTTACCAAGCTGCTCTGAATTATTCGCTATGTTTTCTGTAATTCTATTAAGCCCCACTCGATTTATCTCATATACAAGATGAAGGTTCTTGAATGTTACCTCCATATTGCTGACCAAGTTTTTTGAGAAGCTTTCCATAGATTTCTCAACCAGGTTAGATTCAATCGCAAAAGAACTATTCAGACCCCACTCAGGCTGATACACAGGTGACTTGATAGGTTTGAATTCAGGCGCTGGCATAGGTGGTAAATTCAGACCCCAGTTGGGTTGATAGACAGGATTTGGCAATTCAGAAAATACAGGCGACGGGATGTATACAGGCATCATTAATGTTGAATTTAATCTATTAAACCTATCCTCTGTTATGACAAAGAAATCATCAAGTTCCTTTTTCAGACCCTTCACATTGTTTTCTGATTCCTGGATGTCATCAGGAAAACTCGTTGAGAAATCAAATCCACCACCTAAGCTGTAGTCTGTTGATCCCATATCATTTTGAAGGACATTCAACTCATCAAAGGGTGCCAATGCATTTTTAGCTGCTTTAGCCGCTGTGTCAATCCCATCTGCAAATTCAAATTCCGCATCAGCTGCCAAGGTTGTGGACTTGGTGACCTCCACAGTCTTTCCGGTCAACATGGTATAGATTTCACCAATCTTCTTGAGTATATTAATGAGCAATTGTAACGTCTCATTCAAGAACTGCACAACCGGAAGAAGCAACGGAATCAAGGCATTACCGATGAGCCCCAAAAACTCTTTCCATCTCTCTGATAGCATCCTTGTCTGATTAGCCCAAGATCCTGAAGTCTTGGCAAAATCACCCTGTGCCAATGCTAATTTCTCCGTGACAAACTTATATCTGAGCATGACCAGTTCTGACTGAGACATGGCTGAAATATTCTTATTGATCCCATTCGCATAGGCATACTGTTGCAAATTCGCCTGAGTCATCACCACACCAAACTTTTTAAGTGCTTCGGTCTCTCCGGTCCAAATGGACTTTAATGCGGTATCTGCCACATCCTGGCTGACATTGAAAAAGGATGCCATATCTCCGGTTAATCCTGTAACATCAAGAGCCATATCCGCTGCTGTTTCTCCAACGATTCCCATCCCTTTTGACATGGCCATATAGGTGCTTGCCGTTCGTTTGGCTGTCAGTTTCGACATGCCAAACTTCTCGATTGAGGTGTCTGAAAACTCCTCGACTTTATGCGCCATGCTTCCAAAAGCCGTATCAACAACATTCTGTACTTCCTGCAGCTGAGATGCCATATTGACAGCGCTCTTTCCAATATCAAAAATCATCTGGGCAATCTTGACCTTAACAAAAATCGAGGCAAAGCCTTTCAAGGCAGTCGTCATGCCTCCCATACCTTTGTTGAATCCTTTGGTGTCCATTTTTGTATCTATCCGTATGCTACCATCGTAACCGACCATATATGCAACCTTCTTTCTCAATAATAATCATTAAATAAGCACTTATTAACGTACTAGTTATTTTCAATATTCAGTTTTTCCATAAATTCATTGATAACAACTTCTTCATCTTCTTCAAACTTTTCCGGGAGAACGACAATATCTTTCAAACTGTAATACAGTTCTTTTTCTTCTTTGGTAAGCTTGCCTTTGGCCTTTTGCGAACGCAGGTATATGATCTTATTAAAAAAACAATCTTCTCTCAAGTCCAGGAACAAAAGCGCAAACTTCCACCAGTGCAGATATTCTATCTGTTCCAAATCTATGTTATGGCTTTGTTTAATACCTGAGTAAATGTATTTGCTGTCCTTTTCAAAGCTGTACAACCTGTTTTCCGAGATTGTGCCATCTGTCAGTATTTCACCACAATTCAAAAATCTGATAGCCATCTTTGAGGCCTTATCAATATTGGATGGTATTTCTTTGTACAAAAGTCTAAGCATCAGTATTTGCTTCTCCGGCATCACCAACTCTGGATCCTCAAACATTATGATGATTCTTAAGCATATTCTAAAATCAGAGTTAATCTCATATGTCTTGCCATCCACCTCAATTGATGTTGGTAATTTGTCCACTAATACATTCAAGATTTCATCACACCATTCTCAGAGTTTAAATATTTTTTTATCTTTGAATTCCTAATAGTCAACACATGCTCTGTAATGCCATTTAAAAACTGGTCTATCAGTTCCAGCTTTGCCACATTATCAAACGCCATTTCACTGGTTCCTTTTCCAAAAACATAATCGATTTGCTCACACATATAGTTGAACATCTCAATAATCAGTTTGCTCTCTTCTATAAGTTTAACCTTAATCCCAAATGAGTTTACCTCCTCATTCTTATCAATTTGAGCCGCTCTTTTGATGAACTCATCCTTCTTCTGGTCAAAGTTGGCAATCATCGTGTAATAGCGGTTGGCAAACGAGGAGTCTTCCGGGTCAAATTCTATGACTTTGTTCTTGTCGTTGTTGATCAATAGTCTAATTATATTTGAGCTTGATTTTATTTTTAAATTACTCATAATCTTTCTCTCCTAAATTAAAGGTCCTGCATGACACAGGACCTTGGTTGAATTATGCGACTGTAGGTGTGAAGGCTTTGGTTGTCGGATTGAAAGTTCCTTTTACAGGGTCTCCGATGAGATTGACGGTGTAGTTGATAGCGATACTCGAACCGCCTTCCCCACCAAAATCATCAATCTGAATCGAGCAAATATTTTTCTCAGCAGGATATGCACCTGATGCTTCTGTGCCATACAGCTCAACCAACACTACATCGGATCTTGCAGCCGACAATACAGCTCTGTCTTTTCTCAGATTGTCAACAAAGGTAAATACCGCATCTCCGGCGATAGCTGTCTGAGGAGTTGGAATTGAGACCTTATAGCTTTCAACATCGGTGACACCGCTGTCCTGGTGTATGTAGTTCTCCTCTGATACTTGAGGATTGTAGTTGACTGTCTGTGAGGTGATACCCTCACCCATCAGACTGTATACTGGGGTTTCACTTGTACCCGTATTTAAAAATACGGCAAATAACGATCTTTTTAATTTTCCCATATTATTTATCCTTTCTTCTTAGTAAAAATCATTTGAATCTGAACCTGGTATAAGCCGGTTCCATCATCTTCGATATCAAACAACAAAATATTTGATACGTTGATCTCCTCAACTTCATAGTTTTCAGGCAATGCAGGGAAGATGCTTTGGTCATTTTGCTCTTCTATCCAATCGCAGAAATCCTCCAGGAAATCATAGTTGTCCTGCCGGTCTACTTCGTCAGCAGCAGATTCCTTAGCATAGAAGACATAATTGTTCTGGAAGGTCTTGTTGCCCGCGATGTCAGTGATGACTTTGCTATTCCCGGTTGGCGCCACTGCATAGCTTGACGGCACGTTTAAAGTGATGTCTGTCAGCATCGTTTGTATTTCTCTTAATTCCATGTTGTCATAAGATTTAAGATAGTCCTGTAAAGCTTTTATAATGCTCATTCGTTACCTCCCGCCAATCTAGCTGCACCTCTTAGTATCTGTTTTCCCTTGTCTGCTTTTAATCTCTCAAACCAAAAGGCACCTCGTTGAGGGGCGCCATTATAGGTCAGGTTCTTGTTCAAGACATGTTTAGGAGCCACACCTCCCATAGCCTTACCATAATACAAGTACTTGGCATATGGCGCATTCCAGACCACGGTTCCACTTCCTATCTCAGTACCTAAAATACCACTCTTTTTGAGCATTCCTGACTGAAAGGGTACATAGGGATCAGACAGCCTTAAAACCTCGCTGTCAACGAACATTTGAGCCCTCGTATAGCGATGCTGCCACCTTGGTTGGAAGTCCGGGTTCCATATTAACCGTGCAAGTCCGTCTTTAGTTTTGACGACACTACCTCTTGGCGTGTCGATTCGTGCAACTATCTGCATTATCTGCCACCTACTTCCCAATGATCCATATCACTTCCGAAGCCTTTGAAATCTACTTTGGTCACTTTATGGCAATCATCAAACTGTTCAAGTTCTTTTGAGGATCTGACAACATTATAGGTGATGGCGCCTTTGATGATTGTGTCACCGGATGCAATCGTAAAATAGCCTGATTTTGTCTGAAGTGTTTGCCACTGCTTAGGCCGTTTATAAACATTGGCGCTTCTGACAGACTTTGGAATGATAATCATTACGATGTCTGCATTTTCCAAGCCCGTCTTTTTGAAATTAGTGCCGTGCACACCATCCCAGAAAACACCTTCCAGCACGGTTCTCTGCCACTTCTCAACCCCTGATGAGTCAATATATTTGTTGTAAATTGTACAGGTATCATTAAACATCACATCAACCACCTGTTTAAAAGACCTGTCCTGCTCAAATATAATTTAGCGGCATCATACAGTTTCTTATCATTGGTTGTGTTGACTTTTGCATAGGTTCTTGTCCAACTGCCAACCGATTCACTTTGCACTTCGCCACCTTTTTCATTTTTCTGCCAAGCTTCAGCAACAGAGCAAACAGCCATTTTAACCGCATCGTCATCTTCGTACAGTGAAGCGGTGCCACCGGTTATAATATCGATATAGGCGCTTGCCCTGGTGATAAGCCTGTCAAAATCATCAGAAGTAATGGCAATGCCTTTATAATCACTTACATAAAACACATAATCAGCATATGCCATAACGACCTCCTATTATCCCAAAACTCTCACTGCCAATTCCTGATACATGGTCTTATAGCCATAAAGAACGTCCATAGAGAGCATCTCTTTCTTGTACTTCATGTCATAGCCTCTGACAACTCTCAAAGTGACACCATTGTACGAAGTTACATAGGATTCGACACCCGCAGGTGCAATCAATGGTCTGGTAACGAAAGCGAACGCATTCGGGTTGAAAGCAAGGTTTGCAGTGTGATCCTCAACCTTTGTAACAACGGTATCATTTGCCAAAGCCGGTAAAGCTGGATACACTTTTACAACCGCGATGGCATTGGCTGCCGCTGCGACTGTATCTTCAGTTACAACATAGGTATTTCCGCTGATAGTCAATACATCCCCTTTGACCAATTTGCCAGTCAAAGCAACGCCATCTATGGCCAATTGAGTCGCACCCGCATCGACAGCCCCATTAACTTTAACAGTGGTGAATGCAGTGATTCCAGTAGCGTGAGACTTCACTTCTTGGGACATATAGTTGTCCATACCAAAAATCCTACCGATGGAGCCTTCTCTTAATGCCTGAGTACTTCCGGATTTTTCAGCATTGACGATAGCCTCGATGGTTGTGAATTTGGCATCGGCCTCGGTATCCCATATCGCTCTTCTTCCGGCAACAGGTACTTTGTTTGCGTTTAGCACCTTTCTAACATCAGCGATGTCAGTCAAGTCATCAGGAGTAGACCCTGCAGCCCCAGAGGTGTAAGGGATATCCTTGTACAGGAACAACCCATCCGAGTTGATCTTCTGTGCCAAAGCCACTGCAGCCGGTTCAAGAAATAATCTGGTCAAATCAGCCACGTTAGTTGCTCTCTGGATTGCTCCAAACTCAACATCAACTGTTGCCAGCTTGTCCAAAGTCACTTCAACCGATTGCTCTTTGACATCCTGTGCAGATGTCCCAACTGCCTCATCAAAATCCTTGGCTTCAAGAATCACAGGCTTCTTGACCTGGATGGTTGCACCAAGACCGTTGACATAAGTATCCGAATAATCCTTGTGGATCAGATTCGGAAATACCAGGTTCTCAATCAATCTCGGAAGTATCTGTCTTGCAATGTTCTTAATTGTGATAAATTCATTTCCCATAAGTAATTCTCCTTCTATTTTTTATCGTTTTTTTGCAAAGCTTGGTAATACTCTTCGTCACTCATTTTGTCATAATCAACATCGTTGACAGGCTTATGGAAGGATCCGCTATTTAACTTTATATTGGTTTTGTCAGGACCTTCCTGTCCTGTTTCCTCATTGAACAGATAAGCTTCATCAGTTTTTAGCTTCTCAAGCTGCTCTTTGAGACCTATAATCGTTCCGTCTGCATTCTTGAGGCTTTCCATGTTCAGCAAAGCCTTCACTGTTTTTGGATTCCTCGCCCCGGCTTTTTGCAACTCGGTTTCAAGACTGTGGTCAAACTGGAGCTTCTCAATCTGTTTCTTTGCTTCTACCTCTGCCTGTTCTGCTTTTGACTTGTACTCATCTGCTGCCTTTTTAATTCCTTCAATATCCATCCCTTTAAACGATTCAATCTGCTTATTTGCTTCATTAAGCTGTGTCTTAAGACCATCAATTTCAGCGCTTTTAGTTGTAACCTTAGCTTTTTCAGCTTCAATGTCTTTTCCGTTTTCAGCCATTATTTTGTCAATTGCTTCTTTATCAAGTTTTAATTCTTCTAAAAATTCTCTTTTCATTTAATGCTCCTTCAACTACGCTTTTTTACGAGGTAGCTCCT